AAAATTTTGTCACATCACCCTTAACACCTAGAGCCTCAAGGGTTATGCATAGTTCATGCATACTGTTTTTGTCTTAAATTTTGTCACATCGATGTGACAAAACTCTTGAAACGTTGATTTGGTGGGGTTTGGGGACATGACAAAGCATGACGTTTTTACATATGTATGATTTTAATATGCATAAATTGTCAATAATTATTCATTTTATGGGGTCTTGACATTTGACATTTTATGTGTTATACTATTAGTACATAATAAATTACGAAGAAAACAAGGAGTATGATGATGACAGAAACAGCCGCAGAGCTTTTACAAAGATTAGGTGTTAAGGTTGACCATTCACAAGACGACCAATTCGTTGAGGTTGAACCAACAAATATGTTCCGAACAGTTATTTTTGAGAATTTAAAACGTGGTGATAAAAAACCTGCCCGTTTATCTGTTCGTTTGAACTTTGAAAGTGACCAAGTTATCTATACTGAACGTGTCAAATCTCGTGCTGAGGTTGTCGGGTTCGTTATGCCCGAGGGTGAAGACAATGAGGGTCTCTTTGTACACGAAACACAAATGGTTGATGGTGATTCTGAAAGTAACACATATCACCAATTCCGTTTGCAAGCTGTCAAATATGCTACTAAAGCAATTGAAGAAGAATTAGCTCGTATTAGCGCATTGCCAGCTGAAAAACAAGAGGAATACAAAAATTTATCCCTAATTAGCAATCAGTTAATGGCTTATCTTATGGATAAAAACGAGTTCTTTATGGACTTGCAAAAACAAGTCAACAATATCACTTCACGTAAATTACCACGTGTAAATGAATATATGCTTTATCAAGGTGAATTAAGTGATAAATTTAAAGCAACTGGGCGTGTAGATTACGAAAACCCAGCAAACGCTGAATTCACAGAAGAGCAAAAACACCTTGTTGACACATTTTTGGACACATTTTTAGATGATGACAGCAAACTCGCCTTGTCATGGTATTTTGGTGCAGCGTTATCTAACGTAGATATCCATGATGACCGAGTTTCTAAAATGATGGTTGTATCTTCAGGCCAAGGTGGCTCTGGGAAATCATCTCTGATTACTGGTTTAACAAAAGCTTTAATGGGTGAATTGTATTCTACAGTTAGTCCATCATTTGACACATATTTTGTTTCAAACAACCGTTTTGCAACGTCAACACTTCCAACTACACGTATGACTGTGTATTCAGAAGCAGAATTCAATGACCCAAATCTGGGAAATGAGCATAATTTCAAAGGTTTAGACATCTCTATGATTAAATCTTTTATTGCTGACGGTTACATTTCTGATGAAAAGAAAACCAAAGATGCTGTAATCAAACGTATCCATGGTCTTCACACTGTTTTGACTAACAATGTTCCTGTTATTACTGACGCCGCTGAAGCATTGCGTCGTCGTCTTTTGCCTGTTGTTGTAAAACCAACACGCATGCAGGATAAAGCGGCACATTTAGGACTTGTTGGACAAACTACTTTTAACCAATATCTTGTTGACAATGCTCAAGCCTTTGCCAACTACTTTGTAAACGTATTTACCACAAATGAATATCTCTTCACTTATGACGACTACGACCATGAGGCTTTTCAAGATGCCATCACAGACGGTCAATTATCTACTCAAGATAAGAAACGTAATGATGAAGAAACCCTTTCACGTCAAGTGGAAGCGGCCGCAAACAATGATATTATTCAAGCCATTGATGAATTAGCTGAAATTAGCGGTGTCACTGATACCAGCGAAATCAAAAAAGATATTCAACTAGCTCTAGTCAATGGTGAATTGTCTAATATGCGTATGGCTGATGGAGCCTTGTATATTGACTCAACAAAACAAGCATTTATGAAATATCCTCAAGGTGAAGAACTTCGCAAACTCCTAATTAAAGCCTTTGGCCCTACTGTACGCAAATTCCAAAAACGAATGATTAAGGTGGACGTGAAACGTGCGTGATAAAATTCTACAACTTTTAGCAGAAGCCCATGACCTTGAGCGTACAGACCCAATTGTTGTCAACACTCGTTATGACTTGTCATTAGTTGGGGAAAAAGTGGGCGATGAATACCATGTTCCTGTTAAAATCTTAGACAATTATGAACTTCGTTTATCTGATGAAGCGCTTGACGCTGCTGATAAGTTGGTCTATCATTTTCTAAATGGTGACAATATTCAAGATTTGGACAAGCTAGACTTAGACTATGCTGCTATTTATGACGCTGACACAGTGTTACGTAAACGGGCAGAGTATGGTGTTGGGGCACCGGCTATTATGTATTTGGCTCGTATTTTGGTTAAGTATGAGTATTCGAGCTTAAATGCATATCCAATCAATCATGGAATTGTAGCTGAATGGCACCACACACATGACCAAGTCATTATTTCTGGATTTAGTCAAGAGAAGTTTAGACAATATTGTCAAGATACAGGTAACACTTGGTGGGGTATTAAATATGTCAAAGCCCAAATGGTAGATGAATTAAGACCTGTTATAGCGTCTTATCTTCGCAATAATGTTTGGATTACTGATGACAAATACTTCACTAATCTGTTAGGTGCTATTGCCCATAATCAGTTTAGAGTCACATCGAAGGCTGATTATGAGTTAAGTATGTGGGTATACATGAGTGATTAAAACGATGTCATTTGAGGGATATTATTTGAGCACATTTGGACGAACCCATGTGGGGTAAAGTGTCAAAAACACCCTCAAATCACATTGTTAAGGGATTTCTGTAGGCTTTTCTAGGAAGAGCATAAGGGAGTTTCTTAACACGACATCATAAATCCTTTGTAGAAATGAGGTTTCCTTGTTAGAATTAAATATGCAAGATTTAATAAAAAATGTAAACCTGTTCATGGAAAACCACAACGCACCACACATTTCTGAGTCAGATGACTTAATTGAGAAATCTGAGTGTTATGTGGAAATGAATAATTGGTTAAAAACTGCTGAAAAAACCGTATTAGAAGAGCTAATTGATGAATATGGACTTTTAATCCCTGTCATCACACTCACGGGTCTAAATTTAGACCATGTGACAATTCTCCAATCACAAACAAATGTAAACTATTCAGGATATGTTCGATATATTGACCTGTTATTGACTCAAGTAACACAGAAAAAAGTTTCCAAACTTCGCAAACTGGCGTTACCTTTATTAGATGATGCCAATGAGTTAACAAAAACAGAACTTCGGTCAAAAATGACTGCTACGATTATTGAACGTTATATTAACCTACAAGTTACCAATAAAGATGCCTTATTAGATTTAGCATCTCTTGTAGCTTAATTTGTTTCGCAAGTCGTATACACGACTTGCGTCTTGGGGGCGAAGCCCCAATCAATGTGTCAAGACACATTTCCCCATTCATCTAACGAAATGAGAAGTGGGAGTTCGTATATACATACGAACAAAAATGGGACTTTGTCCCAAACCCTATTCACTTCATGAATATTTATGAATGTCTTGTATACACAAGACCACAATGGGACTTTGTCCCATACCCTATTCAATTCATGAATATTTACGAATATTCATTACACTGCATAAATTCGTATATACATACGAATAAAATGGGACTTTGTCCCAAACCCTATTCACTTTATGAATATTTATGGACTTCTTGTATACACAAGAGTAAATGGGACAAAGTCCCAAACCCTATTTGATTCATGAATATTTATGCAGTTTATGCGACTTCTTATTACGAAAATGAATGGAGAAAAAATAGATGTATGAAAACGACAATCTCAAAAGACTCAAGAGACCAGTTGGCTAAACTTTTAGACAAGCGTATTCGATTAACGGGTACGATTGTAGATATACACGGCCACAAACGCCGTAAGGTTGTCCAATATCAGGTGACCTTAAAAGATGTACACATTGACCAAATTCCTGAACCGATTGACCATTTGAATATTTTTCTTTCAAAAGATTCAATGCCTGCTTCAGTCAAAAAGTTATTTGGTAAGAAGCAATACGATTTACTGACATGCACTGCGAAAGTATGCAAATACCGTCGCCGGACAGATGAAAGTGGTTTCCGAACAACCGCTTATGGGGTAAAAGAATTGAAAAAAATTGAATTGAAAACTACGAATGGAGAAACAAATGCACTATCACGTACTAAAAAATCTTGACATTAATTTCCGGATGTCACGTGATTACGTTTTATACGATGAATACGGTAATGAATTAGACCGTCAACACATCTTACCATACTGCCAAATCACTATGGACGAATCAGATGTGGAAGACATGTTAGAAAATGCAAACGCTGTTGCAGATAAAGTAACAGTATATTTGAAACATACAACAACCACACACCCAATTGAAAATATCAATGATATTTCAGGGGCAAGACAAATCATTCAAAATGCTGTAGCAACTCTGATTGATAACTACACAGACCAATCATTTCATGATGAATACATTAAAGTAATGTCACCAAATGTTAGTCGTTTTGAATATTTTGAAACAACAGCGACAGAAGAAACACGTGTTTTCCTTATGTTTAAACACAACCTCTTATCTTCTGAAGTGTTGATGCCTGCTCGTCCGGGTGCTGTTGTGAATGAATATGAGGTCATCACTAAATGAACGAATTAATTAGTTCTTTAAAAGAGTTACGTGATGAGTCATCTAAAAAGGTTAAAACTGAAATTATCCAGAAATATCAGACAAACCCTTTATTTATGGATGTTTTATACTTTTTGTATAATCCATTTATTGTAACTGGTTTATCTACCAAAAAGATGTCTCGTGATGTGACACCCAATAGACAAATCACTGACCTAAAAGAATTGCTTGATTATCTAATTGACAATAACACAGGTTCAGATGAGGTCTTGAGTGTTGTGCAAGGTTATTTAAGCACACATGATGATGAAGCAAAAGAGATATTATCACAACTGGTGTCGAAAACACTAGTTTTAGGTGTGTCTGCAAAAAGTATCAATACGGCAATTAAGGATAACTTGATTCCTGTATTTGAGGTGCAGCTGGCATTTCCATATGATAAAGCGATTACAGCAACATCAACCACTCGTCAAATTGACCGCTACGGTGATGACGATTTGTTCTATGTAACACAAAAACTTGATGGTTTTCGTGGTATCATTACTTACGAAAATGACAACGTCACAGTTTTTAGTCGAAAGGGACAACGTATTGAAGGTCTGAATGACCTTTGTTCTTCTGTAAAAGAGTTTGTCCAAACAAATGACTTAGATGCCAAAAATCCCCAAGGATTAGTTTTTGATGGTGAATTATTACTAGATAAAGATTTACCGTCAGATGTATTATTCCGTGAGACATCTAAAGTGTTACGTAAAGACGGGGAAAAGAAAAACATACGATATCATTTATTTGATATTGTACCATTGCAAGAGTTTTATTACTCTGATATGTCAACCAACACCTATACTGAGCGTAGACAAGTGTTGGATACTTTACAATCAACTCAATGGGTTGAAGTGGTACCTGTTTTAGCTGTTGTCACAAAAGACAAAATTGCTGAATGGTCTAATCATGCGACTGAGCATGGTTGGGAAGGTGTCATGTTAAACTACGCTGACGGGTACTATCGTACCAAACGTTCAACAGAATTGTTGAAGGTTAAAAAAATGCATACAGCAGATTTAGAAATTGTTGGTTTTAATCAAGCCATTGATGGTAAATTTGCTGGCATGTTACAATCTATCAATGTTAAACTGGACGATGACAACATTGTCCAAGTCGGTAGCGGACTGACAGAAGAACTCCGCAAAGAAATTTGGGAAAATCAAGATAAATATATCGGGTGTATTGTCGAAATTCAATATTTTGAACAAAGTCAAGACCGTTTTGGGAACAAATCATTAAGGTTCCCTGTGTTCAAAGATTTCAGGTTCGATAAATCAACCGAAGATGTAAATGTAGAGTAGCATCGTTGAAGATTCGTCTTCAACCATATTAAATTGAAACCACCAAAACCGAAAATTGATAAAAAGCCTCAATAAGAGGTAATCAATCTGAAAACAAAGGTGAAATAATTATGAAAACAATTTTTAAGATTCTTAAGTGGGTATTTACAGCAATCATTACTGTAGTGCTTCTTGTTACGGGTGTATTTTTCGTCCTAGCAATTCCATTTGGAATTATGATGGGACTTGCTGCAACAGACGGTTTAAGCGATGGCATGAACCGGACATTTAAGAATCATCGCTAAGAGTATGGGGAATTTTCCTCATACTCTTTTTAGGAACTCTTAACGGGGTTTGTTTTTTTTCGGGAGTACCCAAAATTTTATGACAGGAGTCATTAGCACATGTTGCAATTATTTGGTGCATTTTTCATTATTGTTGGTATGGTTGCATATCAACTAAAAGATGAATTATCAACAGAAGCAGTCTTGCCATTTTCAATGGTCTTTACCTTAATGGGACTAGCTTTAATCATGTACAAACCGTTATAAAGGAGAAACTATGGACATATTAAATCCAACACTTAATGCAGTAACAGCAACAGTTGTTTTGTTTGCATATTTCGCTGTATATGCTCATACCATTGTCATAACAGCTGACCCAATACCACACGGTCGTTTCATGACTTTTATCGTAATAGTTATCACATTACCATCGTTAATTTATGGAATTCACGCCTTGGTGACTCATCCAGCGCAAGAACTTGCGCCAAAAGTTGTGAAAATATACACATTAAATGATGTGGATATTTCTAAGAAATATTCTGTTTCTTTTGATATCACTGAAGAAAACCTTGGTGTATGGAAACATACACAAGGCCGTTTAGATTTAGCAACACAAGCCTATAAAGACGGTACTATTATTGACAATAAAACTCAAAAATCTTATAAAATTGATGATGTACGTGAATCCAAATCAGTCAAAGAACCCGTTTTTCAAATCATTGAAAAGAAAACAGTATATAATCATCCACATATGAAAGACGAAGTGGAAACAACTGTGGTTCTTTTGATACCAACAGAATTGGGGGAAACCAACACATGAGAACAACTATGTTAATATTAGGTATCGTTATCATCATTGTTGGTATTGGTACAGCTATTTACCAATCAACAGACAGTCACAGATATAGATGTATGTATGGAGACGATATCATTGATGGTTACGCCATTATTGTTATTGGGATTATTTTTTTAATCCTACATCCATTTGCTAATAACATGTTTCCAGAAACAGAAACGGTTGGCCCTAAAGTCGTACAGACCTACAAAATGACAGATGTCGATATTGTCAAAAATAACACAACTGAATTTGAGTTAACTCAATACAACGCTTTAGTTGTGAGTCATACAAAAGGTCTTATCAAGACAGCAACTGACGCCTATAAAGGTGGCAAAATTATACTTCATGATGGCAAAGAAACCGAATATGAAATTGAAGAAGTTCGTGAAAGTTCAACAGTAACAGAACCCATGTTTAAGATGATTGAAACTCGAACAAAATATAAAAACAGTGACATTAAAGATGATGTCAAAATCAAAGTGGTACTTGTATTACCCCAAAAGACTGAGGAGACAAACTAGTCTCCTCAAGTCATTAAAGTTGACAAACCGTAAAAGTGATGCTATAATAGTGGTAGCATCGAATTAGATGAAAGGACATAAGCAGGAAACTGCAGGTTAACATATGGAAAACACTCAAACAAAAGTCAAAGTACCTTACAACACATTAGAATATGGAGATGTTATTCAAATTCGGGCTCCATTTGAGGAAAACATGCCTGAATATTATAATGGTTATTCCGTATATGATGTACGTGGTTATAAGGTGCGTGATTCTATGGGTATGACTTATAAGTTCAGACCTGTAATGGTTATTTCTGTAACCGAAGATGAATTAACCTATATTCCATTGACATCGTCATATGGCGGTGAACATGACGATTTTTATCAATATCAATTAAAAGATAACTCAATGACACCTCAATACAGTGATAAACCTATCACAACGTATGCTGAAACAGGTAATGTACGAGTTATCCCAATTCGAGCTGATGCAAACGTCACATACTGTGGTGCAATGACCCACGAGGACAAAACCGAAGTCACAAAGATGTTGAACAAACATGCTTTCAATGTGATTGATGGATTAGATGAACACAAGTTCATGTCAGAGCAACAAAAAGAAGTACTTGAGAACCGTTTAGAGGCTACCGGATATGAACAAACACCTGTGCCAAATGGAATCAAATATACTCAAGAAAATCGTGAGTTTACGATTTATGACTCTGGCGTTATCTATTACCATTTTGAGTTACCTTTAGAAACAATAATCCGGCGAACCGAAGTCAGAGATAACATTACGATTGTTCGACCAGATGTTGTTTATGAAGATACCTCATTTGAACAAAAATTAAAAGAATTAAATGGGAGTCCGATTTATGAGCAAACCGCAAGCAGTTAACAATGTAACCTACTCTTTAGAGTCTTTTGAGATTGATTATCTACAAGAGACTGAAGACAATGGTTATGAACTGGTTCATATTACAGAAGCTGGGGAAACGAAGAAACCCTTCACACCAAAACAATATGAATCAGAAGAAGAAGCGATGCTTGACTTAGTGGGTGAAGTAATTCCCGAATCATTTGTACCACATATTGAAAAAATGTATGGCCGTAAAGCAACTTGGGATGCCATTAACAATGTCATTTTCATTGGTAATCCAAACGGATATTATGATGGTCGAGTAAACAAATATCGCAACGCTCGCGATATGGGTATGGAAGCTGTTGACCATTATGAGTTGTCATTAGTTTATGCTGTACAACAAACAATTAAATGTATTAGAGCTATGGTGAGTAACTAGTTTCTGACTAGTTGCTTTTTCATCTCAAAAGCACTTTACAAAACATCATTTATGATGTATAATAGACTTATATGCAAATAATTTCTACGAAAGGGATACATGTTAAAAGATTTAGACAATGTAACATACTTTCGATTGAACAATGAAATCAATCGACCAATCAACGGGGTTATTCCTCTTCAAAAAGACCAAGAAGCTCTTGAAGCGTTCATGAAAGAAAATGTTGAACCACATTATGTCAAGTTTGACACATTTAAAGACCGTATTGATTATCTAATTGAACATGACTATATCGATACAACCATGTTGGATAAATATTCATTTGAATTCATGGAAAATCTTCATAAGTGGTTATATGAACAGAATTTTAAGTTCGGCTCCTTTATGGCAGCCTATAAGTTCTATCAACAATATGCGTTGAAGACAGATGATTTGAACTACTATTTGGAAAACATTGAAGACCGTATTTGGAACAACGCCTTATACTTTGGTAATGGTGATGAAACTCTTGCTCAGCACTTAGCTGAAGAAATGATTACTCAACGTTATCAACCAGCAACACCATCATTTCTATCAGCTGGGCGTGCTCGCGCTGGGGGACTCATTTCATGTTTCCTGTTAGACATAACAGATGACATGAACAGTATTGGACGTGGAATCAACTCCGCCTTACAGTTGTCAAAACTTGGCGGTGGTGTTGGACTAAGTCTTTCAAACTTGCGTGAAGCAGGTGCTCCTATTAAGGGTGTACAAAACGCTGCATCAGGCGTTATCCCTGTTATGAAATTGTTGGAAGACAGTTTCTCTTATGCTAACCAATTGGGACAACGTCAAGGTGCTGGAGCAGTTTATCTCAGTGTTCACCACCCAGACATTATGGCCTTTTTATCAACCAAAAAAGAAAACGCTGATGAAAAGATTCGTGTGAAGACTTTATCATTGGGACTTGTTGTAACTGACAAATTCTATGAAATGGCTCGTAAAAATGAAAAACTCTATCAATTCAGCCCAATTGATGTTGAACGTGAATATGGAAAACCATTTTCATACGTAGACATTACTGCTGAATATGATAACATGGTGGCTAACCCACGTATCAAGAAGACTTATGTTCAGGCTCGTGTATTAGAAGAAGAAATTTCTAAACTGCAACAAGAGTCAGGATATCCATATGTTATGAATGTGGACATTGTCAATCGTGCAAACCCGGGCAATGGTCGTGTTATCATGAGTAACTTGTGTTCTGAAATTCTTCAATCACAAGTACCAAGCAAAATCAACAACAATCAAGATTTTGAAGTTATGGGACAAGACATCTCATGTAACCTTGGTTCATTGAACATGGTGTCACTTATGGACACACCAAACATGGAACAAACCATTGAGACAGCATACAGAGCTCTTGTATATGTTTCTGACAGCTCAAATGTTGATGTGGTACCAACCGTCAAACATGGTAATGATTTGAACCATACAACAGCTTTAGGACTTATGGGACTTCACAGTTACTTCGCAGTAAACCATGTTGAATATGGTAGTCCTGAAAGTTTGGAAATTACCAATTTGATTTTCCTTTTGATGAACTATTACACATTGAAAGCATCAAATCAAATTGCTCGTGAACGTCAACAAGCTTTTGAAGATTTTGAGTTTTCTAAGTATGCTGATGGCACTTATTTTGAAAAATATTTGACAACTGATTACCAACCGAAATTGGAAAAAGTCAAAGAACTCTTCAAAAACATTGCAATTCCAACACAAGATGATTGGGCACAACTGAAAGACGATGTTCAACGATATGGCTTGTATTCTAAGTATCGTATGGCTGTAGCACCAACAGGTTCTATTTCTTACGTTAATGGCGTATCAGCATCGATTCACCCAATTATCAATCGTATTGAAGAACGTCAAGAAAAGAAAATTGGTAAGATTTACTACCCAGCTTATGGTTTATCAACAGACACAATTCCATATTATACATCAGCTTATGATATGGACATGCGTAAGGTAATCGACGTTTATGCTGCAGCAACAGAACACGTTGACCAAGGTTTATCATTGACCTTGTTTGTCCGTAGTGAAATCCCTGAAGGCATGTATGAATGGAAACGTCCGGGTGAGACCAAACAAACCACTCGTGACTTATCTATTTTGCGTAACTATGCCTATAATAAAGGGATTAAGACCATTTATTATGTTCGTACCTTTACGGACGATGGCGACTCTATTGGCGCAAACGAATGCGAAAGCTGTAGTATTTAAAGTTTGGCGGATTCATTTCCGCCAAGGTTTTTTAGGAAAAGGATAAAATTATGACATTTAACGTCGTTAAACGTAATGGGGATATTGTTTCATATAACCCTGATAAGATTTTCCAAGCAATTTCAAAAGCTTATAAGGAAGTATATCCGATGACGGACGATGCTTCTAGGAAGATTTCTGAAATTGTCAATAAGGTGAGTTATGATTTACGTGATTTAGATTCACCACATGTACCAATCAGTGTTATCCAATCATTGATTGAAAATCGTCTCTTGGACTATGGATTATTTCATGTAGCTGAACACTACATTGAATATCGTATCCAACGTGACATTGAACGATATGGTTATGGAGACCATATTGACGTAAAATTAACATTTAAGCAGGTATAAAATGACTTATAAAGCCATAAACTGGAACAAAATTGAAGACGTCTTTGACAAAGCCACATGGGAAAAGCTAACAGAGCAATTCTGGTTAGATACCCGTATTCCAATTTCAAATGACTTAGATGATTGGCGTAAACTCAATACTCAAGAAAAAGACTTAGTTGCAAAAGTATTTGGCGGTCTAACACTGTTAGACACCTTACAATCAGAAGTAGGTGTTGAAAGTTTAGTACCACACGCACGAACTCAACATGAAATTAGTGTATATAGAAATATCAGTTTTATGGAATCAGTTCATGCTAAATCGTATTCATCTATTTTCTCAACACTGTTAACACCTAAAGAAATAGATGAGGTGTTTGAATGGACACATACACATCCAGCACTTCAGAAAAAAGCTCAAATAGTAGAAGACATTTACAAAAATGGCACTTCACTTGAGCGTAAAATCGCATCTGTATTTCTTGAAAGTTTCCTCTTCTATTCAGGTTTTTTTACGCCTTTGTATTATTTGGGTAATAACAAATTACCGAACGTTGCAGAAGTAATTAAGCTAATTCTGAAGGACGAATCTTGCCATGGGACTTATATCGGCTATAAAGGTCAATTAGAGTTCAACGAATTAGCAGAATCCGAACAATCCCGAATTCGTGACTGGGCTTATGATTTGCTCATGACCTTGTATGAAAATGAGTTAGAATATACTCATGATTTGTATGACGAAATTGGTTGGACAGATGAAGTTATCACATTTTTGGAATACAATGCCAATAAGGCTCTTATGAACCTTGGTTTTGACCCCTTGTTTCCAACTGACGCCTCAGATGTAAACCCAATCATTATGAATGGCATTTCTACAGGTACATCAAACCATGACTTCTTCTCACAAGTTGGTAATGGTTATCTCTTAGGTCAAGTAGAACCAACTGAAGATGATGACTACCTTATGGGATTAGATTAAGACTTGTCATAGACAAGTCTTTTCTTATACTGAGGTCACAAACTTGTCAACATTCACAGATTATGTTATAATAGAAATATAACAGAAATGGAGAAAAAGCAATGCTACAGGACAACAAGGACTTATCAGAATTATTACTTTTACAACGCATCATCAAAGTTGAGAATAGTAAATTATACTTAGAAAACGGCACAACCTTAACTTTCAAATCAAAAGAAGATGACCGTGCTTATGCTGATGGTTATTGGCTTACTCCTGATAATTTTGAAGGACTCATTACATCAGTTAAATATGAACACAAGTATGATTGGAACTGTAATAATTCGGAAGTGACCATCACTTTGTATCATAACCAAAATGAATTGGCTCAAGCTGAAGCTTACGCACAAACCGATAATCCGGGATATTATTACTCAGTTGTTGAGGTATCTGTTGAGTCAGTTAATGGTGAAAAAGTTTTCACTTTGTTAGATTGTGATGACGGCAACGACCTTACTGAAGCTGATGACGTAACCAACACCTATGTGGAAAAGTATTACATGCTTGATGATGACACATTAAACTCATTAAATGATGAGCTACAGGCCGTGAAATAGTCTTGACAAAAAGACTAAAATATGATATAATAGACTTACTAAATTAAAGGTAGGTCTATTTTTCATGTCATATGATATTAAAGTAAAATTCCCAAAAATTGAAGAAGACACACAGGATAAAGTTAATGTCCAAACTCGTGAAGAGCAATACTATGACCAAGAATATGATGAGGTTTTAGATTTGTATTCACGATATGAACGTGAAGGTTATAAAGTGTCTGCAACCTTTAAAACTGAAGGTGACGTAGATTATCGTGTTATTGCTGATACTTTAGAGCAATCAGACGTAGCTTATACAGCTTCTTTAAAATTCCAAAACAATAGCAATCGTGGTATGTATGATGATGTTCAACAAATCGCATCGATTACATTTCAACAAGGTTTTGACTTTGATGTTGCTGCTGTTTTGAAAATAAATGAAGAGTCCACGGTAGATTTCGACCACGAAAACACATGGTTCTCAGAAGACGCTGTTTATCAGGTGAAACCTAAAGCTAAAAGTAAAGACTTGACTGAACTGTTACCATTATATGAACGACTTATCGAAGCTGGATATGATGTTGTCTTTGATATTAAACCAAAATCAGGTATCACAGCTGATGACTTTGCTGTTCGTTTAGCAGCATACCCAGTCGGTACTGAATTGACATTCAAACTAAAAGATGCAGAATTTTAAGGGGGTGCCATGTCTTTTTGGAAAAAATGGTTTGAGGCTGAACCTCAAGCTCAAGTAACACCATACTCTACATTTGATGAATATGTACAAGATGAACCAATTTCAATTTATTTCAACCGTGAAAACATTGCACAATTACCAAAAACTGTTGAATTTCACGAAACAGACAAGGGTTTCCGTTATGAAATTTCTTATAACAAAAAAGAGTTAGATGAAATTTTAACAGCTTATGGTGTAGAACAAATCAAACTAACAAAGATTTTCAATGGTATTGACATCAATGTTTATGCTGGACGAGTTCCTGTAACACAAGAACTTTACAACAAATTACCAATTACTGTTAATTTTGAAGGTCTTGACTCAGAAACCATTGAATACCATGTTGACTTAATTGAAACAACCGCTGACCGCATCATTTATGATTTTGATTATCAACATATTTTAGATACCTTGTCTTTAGAAAATCTCAAATGGTTTAATCAAGAATCTGTTGAGAAAACAGATGACGGTCTTGTCTTCAACATGACCTTAAAAGACTACATCTACAAACCCGTTTTGTTAGATTATTTAAAGGTTGGTGAAATCAAGACTGAACTCCGTATTCACGAAGGTCATGTCTTAGCAGATATCTTTGATGAAGATGAGTTAGATGAGATGATACAGGACAAACTCAAACGTCTTTGTCTCAAAGTTGCAAGTATCAATCGTCGTCATATTCCATATCAAAGTGACCAAGAAGTGGTTTATATCAGAACAGACTATGACACTGACCGTCTCAATCAATCAGAACTGGACTTGTTGAATCAGTTTGTAGAATATAAATCTAAAAATGATACAGGCTCTGTATCACAAATTGATGTTATTAAATTTTTAATTGAAAAAGAGGCCGAACATGAAGAATCCTAATATTTTAGATATGTTGGAACCTATTTACAACTTTGAAGATGTAAATGGAACAGTTCCCGAAGATTACGTTGCAGCAATTGAGGTGGCAAATGGGTAAATTAATCACTTTTGAAGGTGTTGACGGTTCTGGTAAAACCAGTCTCGTCAATGAAACAGCTAAAAAGATAAAAGCCCATGGCTACTCTGTTATTGTTATGCAAGAGCCCGGAACAACGAATATGGGACAAGAAATCCGTAAGCTTCTTAAATCGGATTTAGAACGTTCGAAAATGAGTGAAATTCTGCTTTTCCAAGCCAGTCGTTCAGACATGGTTGAGCGTGTTCTTAAGCCAGCTCTTGACAAATATGACTTTGTTCTTTTAGACCGTTATATTGATTCAACTTTAGCTTATCAAGGTTATGGTAATGGTGCTGACATTCAACTACTTAATCAACTTAATGATTTGGCTGTCAATGGTTGTTATCCAGATAAGACTATTTTGGTTGACGTACCATTAGAAATTGCCTTGTCCCGTGGACGTAATCGTGGTGACGCAGACAAGTTTGATAAGGACTTAGAGTTTGCAACTAAAGTCTACAATGGTTATCAAGACCTCTTGCAAAAAACTGCACGTATGGTAGCTGTTCCAAATGACTATTTAGATTTAGCTGTTGAAGACGTTTTTGGTATTGTAACAGAGGCTTGAGTTATGATTTTTGCAAAACCGGGTATCTTATGATATACTAGATATAGAGGTAATAGCAAAATGATAAATCAAGAAGAATCAAGATATATTCAAACTTATATTAGCGTTTCACCAGAAGACCGTAAAACGATGCATGACTTAGCTGACAAATATTCAAAAGAGTCACTAGCGTTGTTGGATAAGGCTGAAACCTATTTAGACCAAAAGGCTGATTTGAAATATAATCAGACTAAGTTATCATCTTTACAAAAACGTGGTGGTTCACGAGTGGACTTAGAAATTTCACGTTGCAACGAAGAAATTGGAACCTTGACAAAGCAAGTTTCGGATTTTGAAACAACGTATCACATTGAAACCCAATCAAACATTGTTGATAACGTTGTTCCTGAAGATGAAAACGACCAAGAATTGCGACAAGCATTTCGTGTTGACCAAAACCAAATGTCTGACCAGACTTATGAAAAATTTGTAACAGAATTAGAAATTTTAAAAGATTCAGGTTTGGTCAAATAGGGGGTTGACAAATGGCAAAAAGTATGATATACTATAAGTATGAAAGATAAAAAACCACAACCCTTAGTGGTTTCAGGGTTGATTGGCTATCAAACTTATTGAATTACTCTGCACTCAATAAGTTATATCTTTCGATACTCCTATAACGTTTCACTAGCTACTGTCATGGCTAGTGATAATGGTGAGTTACCCAAGTCTGGATAAAAGGGGGCTGTCTTGAAAACAGCTAGGCGTGTAAAGCGTGCATAGGTTCGAATCCTATACTCACCGTAGTGGCCGAATCTAATTTGGTTGCTATCAGCTATGGAAGAGATTCCAAATCCATACCGGCATTAATCACAGTGGTTAAATAAATGCGTTTGTTTAACCACACTTAGAAGAATCCTTGGGTACATTTTATTTCAAGCTAAAAACAATCACATGCGTGATTTTTGCCGGATAGAACCCGTGATGCATCAACACGGGTTGTTTTATTTATGAAAATAACATCAGTTGTCTTCGTTTAAGAGACTGAGTTTCTCAACACGGTTTTGTATACACAAAACCTAACAAGGGGAGACCCCTGACCCCTTTTATCTCACGAAGTAAACAATGCCTAATTGATAGAAGATATACAATTAAGTAAGGTAATCAAATAATATGCAAAAACGTAAGTTCACAGTGGTTACACAACTACATGAAAACAATAATACAGATTTAATTGAATATATTGATAAAACTCGGGGTCTTTACGCTAAAGCCATGCGAGAAACCTTTCATGTTCTAAAACGTGATGAGAATTTCAACAAATCATATTATAATACATATCTTCAAAACAAATACGACATTACAAAACGTACGGCAAACTCTATACTATCAGATGCTCAAGGTAGATTAAATGCTTTGACTGAATTAAAGAACTATGAAAAATCACAATTAATTCGTAAAATCAATCATCTTGAAAATAGTATTATTCAAAAATTAGTTGAAAAACGTAATGCGAATAACATTAAATTACGACAGAAATTATCTGTTTCATTAGGACAACATCGAAATTTGAGACGTAAAATTGTTGCCAAAAAATCGAAATTGAATCGATTAAAACAGAAACTTGAAAATTTGAATTACCAAATAGAAACGGGTCTGTTTAAACTTTGTTTTGGTACAAAACACTTATTTCAAAGTAATTATAAACAATTTGTCAATCAGCGTGATAGTCAAATGTCTTTTATTGGTTCAAAAACAGAAATAGCGGGTAATCAGAATTTTCAGCTCATCTATAATCCCAAAAATAATCAATTTGACATCAAATTACGTAAAGATTTTGGTTTTAAAACAGCTAAAGGTGATGACCGATATGTTTATGGCAAGGTGTATTTCAGACATCATAAAAATCACATCATCTCGATTTTACGGCAAGGTAATAGTCCTTTAAGTTATAAAATCATTAAAAAGAACAATCGTTTTTATCTCTATTGTACCTTTGAAATTCAAGTTGGTGAAGAGGATTTTGTAACACATTCATCATACGGCACCATCGGTTTAGATTTCAATAAAGGTTTTATCACATTATCAGAAACCAATCAGTATGGTCATTTAGTTCAAACACAATTTTTACCTTACCGTTTCAAAGACGGTCATAAAACCAAAACGGATTTACAAGCTATTGCAAATCATGTTGTGATATTAGCAAGGACAACAGGTAAAGATATTTGTATTGAAGATTTGAATTTTAAAAACAAAAAAGCACAAACAGAATCAAAAAGTGGTAAAAAGTATAACAATATGCTCCATTCATTAGCCTATAGTCAATTTATGGCAACGGTTGAGAGTTGTGCTTATCGAAATCAAGTTATTGTCAACAAAGTTAATCCGGCTTGGACATCGTGGTTAGCTAAACAACTTTATTGTCCAACTATGAAGCTGAATGTCCACACA